GTCAGCACTATTGGTTTCAGATTTAATTTTTTGGCAACAGCAAGAGCTACATAAGTTTTGCCGGTGCCTGTGTCTGATGCGTCCAGAGCGGCTTGACCAATCAGCAGCGATTCAATGATCTGTTTTGCATGCGGTACCTGATAAGAGTAGAGCCGAGAGTCTTCAAAATCGATGTGCTTGATTTCTTCTCTGATTTCTACTACTCTTTTTATTTCCTCCTTGTACCATGTCATGAGTTCTGGAGAAATATCAAACTCCAGATGAGTCAGAGTTTCAATGGCTGGTGGAGTCAGAGGGATAGTCCATGCTTTTGTTTCTGATTCAAATTTTCTGCCATCGATCAGTTTAACTTTTTCCAGGATTGAATAAAATTCAGCTGATTCTTTGCTCCAGAATTTTAGCTGTATCCTGTTTTTGGCTGTGAGGACAGCAGTTTTCATTTGTCTTCTCCTCTGATCACGCGCTCCAGCTCAGCCAGCCTGCGGCGTAGTCTTCTGACTCGCTCGATGTTCGGCCCTTTACCGTACCGATACTCATCGAACTTGATGTTGCTTCTCTCGCGGCGGAGAACCTCCTCCAGCCGATCTGCTTCGTCTTCCGGGAACTCAATCATTTGTCACACTCACAGCTTGAAGAAGTGATGGGGGCGTCGCAGCCGAGCTGGTCGACGCCGAAGACGATCAGGGCGGAGCCGCCGAAGATAGCCAGGAGGAACAGCGCCAGTCTAATAAGGTCTTTCATGTCAATGCCTCGTTGTTGATGAGTGAACTGTAAGACATCCAGGTGCTGTGTTACAATTGATTCTCGCTATAGTGATGCCGGGGTGCGATAGCGAGAATCAATGGGCTGAGTGTAAGACAAAGGGCTATAGTGAACACTCAATCACAGGAGAATCAACATGGAAAACCCATTCAGAAGACCCGACCCCTGCGGCTCGATTGCCCGCAGATGGGCATCCGCCGTAGACTTCGGATCCCCCGTGACAGCGTGGTCAACCGAGATGCTGCGCGAGTATCGTGCTGCGCAAGAAGAAGGGCGCCAACCCAGTCTGGCCAACATACAGAGGACTGCAACATGAACACAGTAAATGACTACCCCAAAGGCGTGCCCCTGTCGCTCTGCGAGCTGGAGGATGGGAGGCTGCACGCATACGTCGCCGAGGTGGTGACGGTACCTGACCATGGCAAGGAGGACGTGCCCATCGTGGAGCTGCACTTCTACCAGTGGCTGCAGGACAACTGGCAGGACTGGTTCCTAGTGGCGCCCACCCCTGAGCAGAGTTCTTTGCGCTGCTACCTGGACTCCTTGGGCATCGAGTTGAAGCATGGAGTGAACGTGCTCTGCGCCGGTGACCTTCAGCTGCTTCGGACTATCTATGACTTCGCGGGGTATGACCGTTATGTTGGACGTTAAATGTCTACTGGGTCACAAGTGGAGCAAGTGGGTGGACACCGCTACGGTTGAAAGATTCCGCTCGCGTGATAACGCGCTGGTCGCTACGGGAGTACAGCAGGAGCGCCGTTGTGAGCGCTGCGGGCGGCTGGAGATTAGGAGGGTGTGGCCATGAACATCAACTGGACCGACGCCCCTGAGTGGGCGCAATGGGCTGCACAGGATGCTGATGGTGATTGGTACTGGTATGAGGAGGAGCCTTCCGCTGTTGAGGATGGCTTTCAAGCAAGAGGGATGATATGGGCGGTTAGGCCGAAGTGGAGGGAGTCACTGCAGCAGCGTCCTGTCAAAGTGACACCAGGCGAGTATGCCCAAGCTGTCGCAAAGGACTACCCCGAGCTTGCCGATCAACTCGGTGTTAAGCCTGGTTGGGCGGATGCCCCTGAGTGGGCTGACTGGCTGGCTCAGACCCACGACGGCGTGTGGCAGTGGGGCACCGGGGATTTCAACACGAAGGGGTTCAGACCCGATACCCTGGAGCTGCGCGCGGAGAGGTTCAAACTGACTTCAAGCGCTCTGGATTATATGGCCGCGAACGGGGGGCCACAACCCGGTATGAAGATCCCTGTTGGGAAGGCGCTAATTGACAGCGAGGCTGACGACGATGTAGGTGACCTGGTCTTCCTGTGTCCGGGGATTCTACATAAGACCGAGGATGTTGTGGATCTCAAAGACGGGCTGGATTCTGCCATCGGCACGGTTAAACACATAAACACCTCCCATACGTGGAGCAGTGATGTCCTCGATAAAGCGGCTGATGATGGGAGAATCTATGCGTTGAAAAACCCGATCCACTCTGGCGGGTCGCATACCGGGATGCACGGAGCGCTTGATCCTGCGCTCGCGGGGAGCCCAGACGGAGTGCATCAGATCGCTCACGTGCAGCATCGGCTCTTCCTCCCCTGGCGCGCGGTCACTGATGCGGAGATCGCCGCCCACGGAGCGGACGTGGTGCTGGGAGCGGGATGGGAAGTTTGGGATTATACAATTCCTCATGAGATTCCGCTTAGCGTGAGCGAGAAGCTGGCGCTAGACCTCCTGCTTCAGCGAAAACTGCAGAAATGATCCACTGAAGCCTCCGAAAGGGGGCTTTTTATTTATTAAACCTTATACTTTTGGGATTCTCTTCCACAAACTTGACTTTCATCCTTCCTCTCTTTTAATTATTTGGTTAACCTTGATGTAAAAAGAGAGGAAGATTCATATTAGAGTTTGTCTACAGAAAACCCGAAAGTATAATGTTTAATAAAAAGATGCTACAATGGAGCCTCACCAACAAATTCAGGAGTTACCATGAACCTGCTTGCCCTTCTGGCACAGCTACGCCCTGGTGAAAGCCAGATAATTGCGGACCCGCCCGACAACATCATCAGTGTAGCGCGCGATCTCGACTGCTACATACGGCGCATGCCAACCGGCGCCATCCGGGTTGTCAAGCGACCGCGCGAAGGCAACGACCGTCACCGGTTCGCCGACATCAAGGTGGGCGAGGGCATCACGGTGCCAGGCGCCACCTTGATGAGTTATGCGTACCACAAGGCGCGTAGTGTCGCCAAGCTCATGGGCTACAACCTAGAGTACAAGACCGACGGTAACGGGCTGCACATCACCCGGCTACCCGATGGAATCGCGTACAAAGGCCACAAGGGGCGGCTGCTGAGCATGGCCATCTACGAGACCTTCGAGACTGACAAAGGTATCAACAGTGTCATCATCCAGACGGTCAAGGCACTGATGAAGACGGATCCCGTGCTATTCCGGGTGGATCACCGACGGGGTGAGAATATCCACACCATCACCCGGCTGGACTCGCTGGACCCTGCGTGCCTCCGTGATGCCCAGCGGCTGCGCAACGGCCCCAGGCCTGCCCTGCGTGACGAGTCCACCAACATGCTCCCAGGCAAGCGGGTGAGAACCCGGCAGCCCCTGCTGCACGACTTCCTGACGGGCGGCAGCGAGGTGGCCGGGTTCCCTGTTAAACTGATCGAGACTCACGATAACGGCGACATAACTGTGGAGGTGGTGTGATGGACGGTCGGATGATGGCCGCTGCCGAGTTCATGGAGGGCCTTAGGAGGGAGGACCTGTTTGGAGGGCTGGGGTTTATTGACAACTTTAGGATAGTCTCAACTACCGCGCCGACGTGGGAACTGTCTATGGAAGCCAGGAGAGCCTTCGTTGACGTGCTGCCCCACATCAGGTCGCCACTGGAGCCTAACCCCCGTCGCATCCGTGACAAAGCGCAACGTCGAGCCAAGACCAAGGCACAGCGCATCGCGCGCCGGAGGAACCGGAAATGACTGAAGATGAGTTGAGGGTTGAATTTGAGGCGAGGGCTGTTGCTGAGAAGCAGATTGTAGACCGGCAACCGAACGGGGAATACAGTGGGGGACTCATGCAATTGTGCTGGGAATACTTTGTTGCTGGAGCGCGTGCGTCTCGCCGGAGGAACCGGAAATGACTGAAGATGAGTTCAAGTCTGCCATTTCCCAGGAGTTCAGCATCCGCACCTGGCGTAATGTGTCAGCCGAACAGCTTGACGTGGGGGAGGGCACCATCGTCCCGGACGACCGCATGAAAGCGAAGAGCGTTGTCACGAACCTCAATCGCACGCAACCGGGGCACTGGATCACGGAGCGGAGCGCGCGAACCGGCCAGAAGAACGCCTTCCGCGCTATTTTCCGGGTTGACCCGGTGGTGTTTGGCCCCGTACAGACTGCTCTGCGCAACCTGCGCCCCGGCAAGGAGCTGAGAGTGCAGTTCCTCCAGGACTTCGATGTTGACTTCGCCCAGGGCATCACGGTGCTGGATGGCCGGGTCACCTTTGCGCTGCCCATACCTGACGGAGATCTCTACAGGTTGAGGTGCCTGTCGAACCCTTTTACGTAGCCTGCGTCCCCTATCTGAGCGACGCGCTGCTCAAAGAGCGACGCAGGGACAAGAAGCGCTCCCGCTACAGCCTGATGATCACCCAGCTGGCCAAGGAGGATGCGGCGTATCTGCGGGATCACTGGAAGCTGGGCAGCCTGCCCGCTGCAGTATCGGCAGCCCTGGCGCTGGCGGCGCGGATGACGAAGAAGGGGGAGTTGCAGGAGTTCAAGGATCCTGTATAATGGTAGGACAGCCATCTGGACTGCACCTGCGGGGCCTTGCAATCGCCTCGGCCCGGACGACCAGTCGTCATCCAGGAACCACCAGATGCCTGTTGACAGCCGGGAAAGACCGGCACCGTATTCGCATGCGATCTTCCCGGACAGGGCCAGTCGAAAGACACAACCCCTGGTGTTACCCCAGGGCCGATGTGTAGATCGCAGCCGAATGCGGGTAGCTCCTCAGAGTATGAAGCCCTTTGACTAGGGGGATTGCCTGACGGTACACCAAGCCACCAACTTCTGTGGCGGTGAAGCTGAAACGCTGCCAACTATCAGGCCGCCGAGATGAGATCCGGCACCGCAGAGATACAGACAACACGTCCAGCCAGCGGTGACGCACAACACTGGCAGCAGGGGCTCGGCAGGTCGTCATGTGCCTGTCTCACCGCAGCAATGCGGCCCGAGTGACCCTGCACTCATTCTCCAAGCCCCTCTTCGCCCCGGTCTTCCGGGGTGCTTTTTGTAACAAGCTCTTGATTCCCCGATAGCCTCAGGCTATAACATCATGCATGACCACAACTTCAGTCAATGCACAGCTCTTCGCTGACGCTTGCGACGCCATCCTTGACGGGTGGCTGCGCGGCTTGTCGATCCGGGAAGCAGCAGAAGCCTGCTTCCTCGACGGCAGCAAGGCCTACATGTACCTCACCCGCTACGAGCCGATGAAGTCGAAGTTCGCCGCTGCCAAGGAGCAGAAGGCGCTGCAGATGATCGACCAGGCCTGTGAGTGGGCGCAGACTGCGGGCAGCAAGGGCGCCGCGATGCTGGATGCCAGCCTGATCAACATCGGTGTCAACCACGCTACCAAGGCTGCCAGTAAGCTGGATCCCAGGGCCTGGGGCGACAAGTCTCAGCTGGAGCTGAGCGGTGGCCTGCAGGTCGAGCAGAACACAACCATCACCCCTGCTGACGCTTACGAACGCATGATCAAGGGAGCCTGATGCAGCTGCCGGCCGATTGGGACTGGAAGAATCCGAACTACGATCCAATCTACGAGGAGAGATCCCGGCGCCTGAGCTACCTGCGCGAGCATCCTGAGATGCTGCTCCGTCTCAAGGAGTATTATGCGGGGCATCCTACTGATTTCATTACAGATTGGGCGATGACGTTCGATCCGAGACTCGCAGACAAAGGGCAGCGCACCATCATGCCCTTCATCCTGTTCCCCAAGCAGATCGAGTTTATCGACTGGGTGCTCGCCAGATGGCGCTCCAGAGAGGACGGCATTGTCGAGAAGTCGCGTGACCTGGGCTGCTCATGGCTCTGCGTCGCCATCGCGGCGTGGATGATCCTGTTCATCCCCGGTACTGTCGTCGGCATGGGATCCCGCAAAGAGGAGTACGTCGACAAGATCGGCGACCCGAAGTCACTATTCTGGAAGCTGCGCGAATTCATCAACCTGCTGCCGAGTGAGTTCCAGCCCCAGGGTTGGGACGCCAACAAGCATGCACCCTTCATGCGCTGCATGAACCCCAGCAACGGGGCGTTCGTCACCGGCGAAGCGGGCGACAACATCGGCAGGGGTAACCGGACAAGCGTGTACTTTATCGATGAGTCCGCTCACCTGGATCACCCTGACCTGGTGGAGGCGTCCCTGTCGGCCACCTCGAACTGCAGGATCCACGTCTCCTCGGTCAATGGCGCCGGTAACCCTTTCTACCGCAAGGCGCACGACGGGAGGACTCCCAAGTTCGTCTTCGACTGGCGCGACGATCCAAGGAAGGACGAAGCCTGGTACGAGGATCAGAGATCGAAGCTGGATCCTGTCGTCGTGGCGCAGGAGATCGACCGCGACTATACCGCCTCCGTAACCAACGCCTTCATCCCCGGTGTGCTGGTGACCCCCGCCACTCGGAAGGGGCCGATGGACATCCCCGCGACCGGCCCGGTGATGGTGGGCGTAGACGTGGCGCGCTTCGGAGATGACAAGACCGTCATCATCGTGCGCCAGGGTCGTGTGGTGCGCATGACCAAGGTCTTTGACAAGCTGGACGTCGAGGACGTCGCCGGCCAGGTCACCCAGCTGTGCCGCAACGAGCTGCTCGGTGATTTTGCCCAGATTGCGGTGGACACCATCGGCATCGGCTCGGGTGTTGCCGACATGCTGCGCCGTGATTTCAGGGCCAAGGTTGTGGACGTGAACTCGTCAATCCGCCTGTCGGATGGCCAAAACTACAACATGCGCGCTAGAATGTGGCGCGATATGCGCGAATACCTGAAGAACGGGGCATCGTTACCGAACGACCCTGATCTGGCAACTGACCTGACCGCGCTCCAATACGAGTTTCGGGGCGGGGAGTTGCTGATGGAGGCCAAGGACAACGCGAAGAAGCGCGGCATCAAGTCACCCGACCGTGCCGACAGCCTGGCGCTGACCTTTGCCATACCGGCCAGGGACTACGCCTCGGACAACCAAACCAGCGCAGTCACGGACTACGCGATATTTTAGGAGAGCGACATGGGCGGACTCGTTGGAGGATTATTCGGTGGCGGACAGCAAAAGGCACCACCACCGCCCACGGTGACAGAGGTCAAGGTGCCCACCGTGGACCAGACCCAGGTGGACCGGCAGACGTCGGACATCCTGCGCCGTCGCAAGGGATCGGGCGCCACTGTCGGCACCGGCTCGATGGGCAGCACCACCGGCTCGGTCGCTGCCAAAACCCTTCTGGGGGCTTAAATGTCCGACGCCCGCGCCGACGAAATCATCTACATGCACGAGCGCATGGTCACCCAGCGCGCCGTGTTCGAAAAGGTGTGGCAAGAGATTGACGACCGCATCAACCCAAGCGACCAGCGGTTCGGCTCTGGCGGAATGGCCAACACCCTGAAGGGCCAACAGAAGACCGAGAAGGTGTTCGACGCCACGCCCGGCCTGGCGCTGGACCGTTTCAAGGCCGCCATGCACTCGCTGGTGACGCCTCGCAACCAGACCTGGGCCAAGATCAAGCCGGTGGACGAGGATCTGATCGAGGACGTGGAGATCACCCGCTACTGCGAGGAGGTGAACCGCCGACTGTTCGCCGCGCGCTATGGCGCCAACTTCGATACCGAGGTGCAGGGCTGCTACTACAACTCCGGCAAGTACGGCAGCATGGGCATCTACACCGGCGAGCGCACGGGCAAGGGCCTGTTCTACCGCGGCGTGCCCATCAAGCAGCTGTTCTTTGCCGAGAATGAATTTGGCGAGATCGACCTGGTTCACCGCGACTGGATGTGGACCGCGCGCCAGGCCATGCAAAAGTGGGGCGACAAGCTCCCGCAGGTGATCCGCGACGCGGCCGAGAAGCGCCCCGACCAGGAGTTCCGGTTCCTGCATTGCGTGAAGCCTCGCGCCGACATGGACGTGCAGCGCGCAGACGCCCGCGGAATGGCGTTCGCGTCCTATTACGTCGCCTATGAATTCCGCGCGGTGGTGGAGGATGGCGGGTTCCGCTCGTTTCCCTACGCCGTGGGCCGCTACGACCTGAACCCCGGCGAGGTCTATGGCCGCAGCCCGTGCATGACGATCCTGCCCGATGTGAAGATGCTGAACGAGATGAACCGCACGACCATCCAGGCCGCGCAGCTCGCCGTTCTGCCCCCGCTGCTGACGGCGCGCGATGGCATCCTGGACGCTGTGCGCATGACGCCGGCCGCAATCAACAAGGGCGGCATCGATGACCAGGGCCGCCAGATGATCGTGCCCATGCAGATGGGCGGCAAGATCGACATCGGGCTGGAGATGATGGACCAGAAGCGCAGCATCATCAACGACGCGCTGCTGCAGACGCTGTTCCAGATCCTGGTGGACAAGCCAAACATCACGGCGACCGAGGCCATGCTGCGCGCCCAGGAGAAGGGCCAGCTTATCGGGCCCACCGGCAGCCGCATCGAATCCGAGCTGCTGACCCGCATGATGACCCGCGAGCTCGACATCCTGGCGATGGCCGACCAGCTGCCGCCCATGCCCAAGAAGCTGATGGACAATGGCGGCCTCTACGCCATCGAGTTTGACAGTCCGTTGTCCCGTGCACGCGAATCCGAGAATGGCGTGGGCATCCTGCGCACGTTCGAGCAGCTGGCGCCGGTGGCACAGGTGGCCGGGCCGTCGGTGTTCAAGCGGTTCAACATGGACAAGGTCAGCAAGGAGCTCGCGCGCCTGAACGGCATGCCGTCCAAGGTGATGTACACCGACGACGAGATGGAGGAGATCGATGCAGCCCAGGCCCAGCAGGCCCAGTTGCAGCAAATCCTCGCAGCCGCACCGGTGGCCGCATCGGCAGCCAAGGATCTGGCGCAGGCCGGGGCCACTGCCGCATCGGCACCGAACGACATGGCCGCAATGCTTGGACAGTGACGCTGATGGTGCGATAATCGCATCATGACCGAAAAACAAATCAAAGCGGAGTGGGCCGCGTTCATCGAATACCCACCCGGCAGCGATGGGCTGCATGTGACAACCACAAGCGCGCTGCTGTTTGCTGAGCATGTGGCGCTGGTGGCTGTGGCCCGTGAGCGTGAGGCGTGTGCCAGTGTGTGCGAGAACACTGGAAGCTGCTCTTGCGATGACCACCTGCACTGCGCAGCCGCCATCCGAGCCCGTGGCCAATGACCGAATACCTCCGATGGTGGAACGTGCGCGAGGCCTACCGCGCCGTGTTCCAGCGCAAACCCACCAAGCCCCAGGCCGACGCACTGCTGGCCGACCTGGCGGACTTCTGCCGGGCGAACACGTCCTGCGTGGTGGTGGGCAAGGATGGCCACATTGACACGCATGCGACGGCGCTCTGCGAAGGCCGGCGCGAGGTGTACCTGCGCATTCAGGCGACCCTGAATATTTCTGACGAACAGCTCTTAGCCATGAAGGAACTAGAAAATGAGTGATCCCGCTGCCCCCGCACCCGTATCCGCAGCCAGCGCGCTGATGGCCGACCCCGGTGCACCTGCCGCCGCGCCCGTGACGCCACCGGCTGGCGACGCTGCCGCGCCTGTCACGCCGCCCGTTGCCGCCGACCCCAATGCCGCGCCTGCCCTGGTGATGCCGGGCAAGGACGCCACGCCCGAGCAGTGGTCCGAGTTCTACGCGGCCATTGGCCGGCCTGAGACCCCGGAGGCCTATGAGCTGCCGGTGCCAGAGGGCGACACTGGCGAGTTCGCCAAGGAGATGGCGCCCATCCTGCACAAGCACGGCATCACGGCAGACCAAGCCAAGGGCCTGGCCGCCGACTGGAACGCCATGATGGCCAAGCAGCAGGACGCCTTTGCCGCGCAGGACGCAGCCCAGGCCGTGGCCATGAACGCCAAGAACACCGCAGAGGCGCAGGCCCTGCAGAACGAATGGGGCCCGGCCCACACCGAGAACATGGAGCTCGCGCGCCGCGCCATCCGCCAGTTCATGCCGGGCGAGAAGGCCGGGGCCACCATTGCAGCCATCGAGGGCGTGCTGGGCTACAAGGGAGCCATCCAGTTCCTGCACGGCATCGGCAAGGGCATGGGCGAGAGCGACGCGGCCGGCCTTGGAAGCAACAACGCCGGCGTGGTGGTGAAGCCCCTGGCGGAACGGCTGTGGCCTGGCCAGGGCGGCGCATAGCCAACCTGTTGCGAATAAACAACAAAGCCCGGTTCACGCCGGGTTTTTTTATTGGGCTGTTGCATTTACGCTACGCCAGAAATCAGGTACATTGCGGCCTGATTGATGTGGTTTTCTCACCACAGTGGTTGTTTCTCAACAGCCCGGTTGCTTCTCAGTAGCCCAGTGGGAGACGTCATCGAGTGACCCAGTACACAATTTTGGAGCTATTCCATGGCAACTCTCCCCAGTAAAGCAGGCGCGGTCACCCTCAATGACTTCGCCAAGAGCATCGACCCCAACGGCTCCGTGGCATCGACCATCGAGCTCTTGAGCCAGACCAACGAAGTCCTGCAGGACATGACGTGGATCGAGGGCAACCTGCCCACCGGTCACCAGTCCACCGTCCGCACCGGCATCCCCGTCCCCACATGGCGCAAGCTGTATGGCGGCGTGCCTCCGTCCAAGTCCACCCGCGCACAGGTCACCGATACCTGCGGCTTCCTGGAAGCCCGCAACGAGATCGACGTGAAAGTCGCCGGCCTGAACGGCAACACCGCAGCCTTCCGCATGTCGGAAGCCATGGCGGAAATCGAAGGCATGAACCAGGCCTTGGGCGAAGCTCTGATCTACGGCGACACCGCCGTGAACCCCGAGCGATTCACCGGCCTGACCCCTCGCTACAACAGCCTGTCGGCATCCATCCCCTCGAGCCAGAACATCCTGGACGCGGGCGGCACCAGCTCTGACAACACCTCCATCTGGCTGGTCGTCTGGGGCGAGAACACCATCACCGGCATCTACCCGAAGGGCTCGAGCGCCGGCCTGGACCACAAGGATCTCGGCGAGATCGACGCGTTCGACGGCAGCAACAACCGCTACCGCGCCGTGTCCGACCTGTGGCGCTGGGACTGCGGCCTGGCCGTGCGTGACTGGCGTTATGCCGTGCGCATCGCCAACGTCGATGTGTCCGACCTCGTCGGCCAGACCGGCACGCAAGCCTCTACCGCTTCGACGGCCATCATGAAGATGATGATCCGCGCCATGTCCCGCATCCCCATGATGGGCCTCGGTCGTCCGGTGTTCTACGCCAGCCGCACCGTGAAGGAATTCCTCGGCGTCGCAGCCCTGGACAAGTCCAACTCAGCCCTGGCCGTGCAGCCCGCCATCAACCAGTTCGGCACCGTGGCCCCTGGCTCCGTGAACAACGGCACCACGACCTTCCTGGGCGTACCAGTTCGCACTGTGGACCGCCTGCTCTCCACTGAAGCCCGCGTGGTCTGATCAACATAAACTGGAGCATCACATGATCCTCGATACCCAAACCAACTTCAGCGCGCTGCAGGCGATCACCTCGACCGGCGACACGGCCTCCACCAACGTCTACGACACCGGTGCGGCCGCCGACATCGGCATCGGCAGCGAAGAGTACCTGTTCATCCGCACGGGCGCCGCGTTCACCTCTGGTGGCGCCGGCACTTTGCAGGTGGTTCTGCAGGACTCGGCCGACAACAGCACCTGGGCTGACGTTCAGGCTGGCCCGGTGTACGCACTGGCCGCCCTGACCATCAACAAGATCCTGCTGCAGTCGCGCCTGCCCATCGGCCTGCGCCGCTACATCCGCGTGTCCTACCGCGTGGCAACCGCTGCCATGACGGCCGGCACCGTGGACGCGTTCCTGGTGATGGATGAGCAGGCCAGCCCGTCCTACCCTAGCGGCTTCACGGTCGCCTGATCATGAAGGTAGTCGCACTTGAAAAGGGCTACCTCGGATCGGTCCGTGAGCCCGGCGAAGAGTTCGACGTCCCCGAGGGCGTCAAGGGATCCTGGTTCAAGCCAGTGCCCAAGACGCCCAAGGAGAAACCCAAGGGCAAGGGCGATGCCCCGGCCGCGGACGACGACGAACCGGTGATTTAACAAGCAGGCTCCACACGGGGCCTGTTTTCCACGCGAGGCCCTCATGGCAACGATTGCACACACCCGCAAACCGACACAGAACTCCAAGACGATCCTCGTTTCCTGGGACGGCCTGGCCAATGGCGACGATGGCGAGCCCATCCCGTTCTCCCAGTACACCGACAAGAGCGTGCAGGTCGTGGGCCCCTTTGGCGCCTCCGGCAGCGTGCGGTTCGAGGGCAGCAACAACGGCACCGACTGGGCCGCGCTGACCGACCCGCAGGGCAATGCGCTCGACTTCACCCAGGCCAAGATCGAAATGGCCACCGAGGCCACCTACCTGGTGCGCCCGCGCGTGACAGCCGGCGACGGCACCACATCCATTTCCGTCACACTGCTGGCGCGGGAGTAACCCATGAGCGAACAACTATTCCAGGCCGCCGATGACGCGCGCCGTCTGCTGCGCGGCTTCCAGGCCTTCGAGCAGGTGTCCCGAGCGCTAGACCTCGCTGCCGGTGCAGAGCAGGCCAAGACTGAGGCCGAGGCCGCCCTGGCCGCCCTGGAGCCTCGCCTTGCCACGGCACAGCAACAGGTAGCCGACGCAGAGCTGGCAGCCAAGGAAGCCATTGAAGCTGCCGCGCAGGCCCAGGCCGACGCCAAGGCTGCGGCTGCTGAACTTCTGGATGGCGCCCACATCGAGGCCGGTCTGCTGACCGCTGCCGCTGAATCCCTGGTGACGGACGCCAAGGCGCAGGCCCTGGCCATCGTTGCCGACGCCGAGGCCATGGCCCTGGCTGTCAGCGACACGCGCTACAAGCTCACCCTCGAGGTGACTGATCTGGAGCGCCGCGCATCCGAGGCCCGCGCCTACCTGTCCAAGCTGGCCGAGTAGCAATGGTTGCAACCCACCGAAACAGACTGCTGACAACAATCAGCAACACGCCTGGCACATCCGGTGCTCTAACCGTATCCGCTGCCTCAGTTGGGTATAGGACATTTGCATCCGGCGATGATGGTCTTAGCTTTGATGTGTCCATCGTTGACGGAGCCGATTGGGAGATACGAACGGGTTGCATCTACACACACTCAGGAACAACTCTTAGTCGAGGAACGCTTGCAGACTCAAGCACTGGAGCAGCTATTTCGCTGACAAGCTCCGCGCTGGCAACAGATGCAGCGACCGCCGCGCTTGCGCAGAAACTTGAGTATCAATTAGATAGGTCCTACACGTTTATTCGAAACAGTGGCTCGGCGTCACAAGTTGTTGGCGATGCGAATACAAAGATAACCACTGCTCTGAACTCGGTGGTAAGTAACCCAAATGGGTGGTGGGACGAGACAAACAAACGGTTTTTGCCAAACAGGGCTGGAAATTATCTTGTTTTTGGCGCGTTAATGGGCTATGCAGCAGCGTCCAGCCTTGGGGTTAACATTTATAAAAACGGCAGCCCTGTTATTCAAGGCGCATACCAGGCTCCTGCAACTGTCAAGGTGTCCACAGTTGCAGGTGTTGCCATTCTAAATGGCACTACGGATTATTTAGAGCTTTATTCCTACCAGTCTGCATGGGGTGCCGTTGGGAACAACGCAGAAAACAATTTCATCAGTTTTACCTACTTGGGCACATGATGCTATCTGCTGCACTCAAATACATTTATCCAGACATTGATTTTCGCAAAGACTGCATATTGCAAGACGATGGTGATGGCGTTTATGTGCGCTCTTGGATCAGGCCGGATCCTATCCCTACACAAGAGCAGATTGACGCTGTTATGCCTGCTGCAATGGTTGTACATGAGCGATCGCTTATTCAGCCAGTGACGCGGCGGCAGATGTTTACTGCCCTGCACAGGCTTGGGCTGCTAGACGCCATAAAAAATGCAGTCTCGAATTCTGAAGATTTCGAATTGCAAATAGCATTCGCTGAGTCGCTTGACTTTGCAAGGGATAATGGTTTGCTAGTTGAGTTGTCTCAGTCGCTGGGTAAAACTGATGAAGAACTAGACGCGGTTTTTAAACTGGCGGCGAGCATCTAAATGACTTGGGGTGCGATACCATTTGGCGCGGCTCCTCTCGGGGCAGCCCCGCCGGTTGCTGTAGTCCCTCCCGGCCCGCCGGTCACAATGGTGCTTTTGATCATTCGGAGACGCCGCCGCAATTGAGCAAATCGCACTGTCGTTGTAGAATCGCAACAACATTTTGAGAGGCTTATCATGAGCAATGCACGCTTGGGCGAGACGCAGGACCGGTTCGATTTTGTCACCGGCGAGTGGCTTGGCGTTATCGACCAGCGGGGGCGCGAGGTCGACGTGCCGTCCTGGAACGCCGACGGAACCCTTCGGGCCCCAGGCGGCGGGAGCGTTAGTTACGGTGGTGGTAAAACTTCAAAAGGTTCAGGCGTAGCGATAAAGCCGTGGCCCCTTAGCATCCTGCAATATGATGGGTCAGGTACAGGCTTCGCAAATGCTGGTGCGACGGCGTATGGAAAAATGAAGTGCGCCGGCAACCCAAAACGAGTACGCGCTATTCTAATGGCCTCTGCGTACTTTGCATCCAAGTCATATTCTCAGACGTTGACGCAGATAACGCTTACCCCTTCGCAGACTAATGGCACAGTTGGCATAGCCGTTGGCGATATTATTTGGTTCATGCCGTATGATGGCCTTGCGACTGCCGGCTGGTATCCGGTTGAATCGAAGACCGGAACGACTGTCGTCGTTACATCGCCTGTGAGTCAAACAACCAGTGGGACGTGTGGTTTCTCTCGGATGCTAACGGGGGTGAAATGCTCGGTGGCACTGACTGAGAAATCAAGCTATGCAACAGCCGCCGATTTGTATACGCCATACGCTCTAGGTGCAGACCACAACGCATCTGCAACTACAGATATGTACGGTTTCTATCCTATTGATTTTGGGGCGGGCGGCTTTTACAACAACCCAAACTACTTAGGATCGGCAAAATCCCCTAAGCTTATTGGAACATTTACGCACATCCCAGGATTTGCAGCGAGTAACTGGGTGGCGCTGCCGTCTGTAATAAGTGATGATGGCAAAGGTGGGAATTTCCTTTTTCGCGTGTTTAAGGATTTTTCCGCCACTGGCTCTTACTCATCTATTGATGCCCCATTCCTTACGCAATTTGCGAATGCTGCTCGCAGGCAAGCTTCTGGCGTGGACTCAAGCCCGGAATGCCGCCCATATTTTCAGGCAGTGTATGACGCCGTTGATGGCATTGTTACGCCAACAACAATACCGTCAGCCGTCTTCCCTACGGCTGGGTTCTCAATTGCGTTTGAATTTGACTATGGCACGGATGCCACAGGGGTGGCTGTATTTGGTGACTCAACGACTGCCGTCAACCCCTTTATGTTGTCAAATGGTGGGGTAGCAGCTTTGTCTGCCACATTCTCAGGCACCACAATGACGCTAAACGCAGATACTGCGTCTAGCGTTGGCGGGGCCGGTGGAATAAGTGTCCCAATTGTTCTTGGCCAGGATGTATCCTACGCTGGGCAAACAAACAATGCAGATGGGACGAAGCCTTTCATCGTTAGTCTTTTGAGTGGCATTAGTGGCAAGGCTGGATCAACATATCAACTAAGTGTGGCACAGGGGTCAAGTACTGCATCGACAACGATTTCAGGCGGTTCTTTAAATACCTGGTTTTCGTGGGCTCAAAAGGCGGTATATGAAAAGTCCACTGTTGCATCTCCATTGGAGTTTTTTAATGGCGCCTTTTCTGGCCGCACTTCTGAATACTATTTCCAAGAAATTGAACCCATGCTAGAGGCTGGAATTGTGCCTGCTGTGGCATTCTTTCAAGGCTATTCTGTAAACGATAGCGGAACCCCTAATGATGCAATCTTGACCATCTACCGGGGTCGGCTGCTGAAAGCAATAAACAAGGCGAAGAAGGCAGGAGTCGGCAAAATACTTGTCGGCACATGGCCCATGACACCCGGCGTTGTTGGCGGCGGAGCGACATACACGCTAATGCTTGCGCACAATGCCTGGATTAAGTCTCTGGCTGCCTCTGGAGTGACTGACGGGTGCCCAGATTTTGATGCTGTCCGCGTCAGCATGGGCACCGCAAACTTTTACTCTCCTGATGGATCGACCGCCCTGGCAGCATGCGGAGATGGCATCCACCAAGGCCGCGCTGCTCATGTGGCTATGGCTGCGGAGTTCGCAAAGTTCATCTAACCAGCCACCAGGCCCCGCCAGTCCACAAGATCGGCGGGGCCTTGTGCATTCTCGGTCGCCCATCGGGCGCAGGCAGGGCCACTCTGACGGGTGGCCTTTCCCATTCCAGCCCAGGATGCGGCCAACCCGCTAGACCCGCACGCCGAATGATGCGAAAATCCAACAAATATTGAGGATTCACCACCATGGCGTCAAAAGTCTCCATCGCAAACCGCGCGCTCACGAAGCTGGGAGAGGACCGCATCCTCCTGCTCACGGACGACAACAAGCGCGCCCGCACGCTGGCGCAGATGTTCGACGAGGTGCTGGACGCAGAGCTGCGCCGATACCGGTGGAAGTTCGCCCTGACGCGCGCAAGCCTGCCGGCACTCGCTGACGCCCCGGCCTGGGGCTACGCCTACCAGTACCCGCTGCCCGACGACTACCTGGCGCTGGTGCAGGTGAACGAGTTCTATGTGCGCTCCGGCACGCAGGTGGCCATGTGGTCCGTCGAGGCCGGCAACATCCTGACCAACATCGAGGCCCCGCTGAAGGTCCGCTACGTCAAGCGCGTGACAAACCCCGGCCTGTTCGACCCGCTGTTCTCCGAGGCCATGGCGTGCAAGCTGGCGCTGGAGGCCTGCGAAACCCTCACCCAGTCCGAGACAAAATTCAACCGCATGGTGGAGCAGTACAAGGCCGCCATGTCCGAGGCCACGCGCCAGGACGCCATCGAGAACCCCCCGGACGAACTGCCGCAGGGCTCATGGCTGGACGCGCGCGAGGGCGACTATGTGCCGGGCACCACGCTGGACGCCACGCAGTACCCGTCGGGGTTCAGCGTATGAGCAAAAGTTCGACCCTCACGGGCAGCTTCAATGCCGGCGAACTGAGCCCCAAGCTCGGCGCCCGCGTTGACTTTGCCAAGTACCCCAGCGGCGCCAGCATCATGGAGAACTTCATCCCCACGGTGCAGGGCCCAATCGACCGGCGCGCCGGCACACGGTTCGTGCACGAGGTGAAGGACAGCGCGAGCAAGGTGCTGCTGCAGCCGTTCGAGTTTTCCGTGGACCAGGCCTACATGCTGGAGTTCGGCCACCTCTACTGCCGGTTCTACACATGGGACGCCGTGACGAAAGTGCGCGGCATCCTGGAGTCCTCGCCTGGCGTGCCCGTGGAGGTCGTGACCCCGTACACCGAGGCGCAGCTCTACAACACCGACGGCACGCCGCGGCTGCGCTTTGCCCAGTCCGGCGACAACCTCTACATCGCGCACGGGCTGCATCAGCAGCGCATCATCCAGCGCACCAGCGCCACGTCGTTCTCGGTCTCGCTGTTCACCAGCAAGGGCGGGCCCTGGCAATCGACGAACGAAACCACCACCACTGTCTACGCATCAGCCGAGACCGGCGCCGTAACGCTGACCGCATCGGCTGCGATCTTCGCGGTCGACATGGTCGGATCGATCATGCGCCTGGAGTCCAAGGACCTGAACACCATCCCGGCCTGGGAGGTCACCAAGGCCATCAGCGTTTCCGCGCGCCGGCGCTCTGACGCCAAGACCTACGAGGCCCTGACGGCGGGCACCACCGGCACATCCAAGCCCGTGCATTCCGAGGGCGCGCTGTACGACGGCGATCCTGGCGTGCAGTGGGAATTCCGAGACCCAGGATATGGCTACGTGACCATCACCGGGTTCACATCCAGCACCATCGTCAGCGCCACCGTGGTCGACCGGCTGCCGTCCCAGGTCGTCGGGTCCGGCAACGCCACGACCCGCTGGTCCTTTGGCGAGTGGTCTGCCGTGCAGGGGTGGCCGACCAATGTGGCATTCTTCCGCGAACGGCTGTGGTGGGGCCGCAAGCAGCAGGTGTGGGGCTCGGTCTCTGCCGACTTCACCGACTACAGCCCTTTGAACTTCGGCCAGGTCACCGACGACATGGCGATCACCATCACGCTGGTGTCGGGCAAGATCAATGACGTGCAGTGGATGATTGGCGACGAAGACCTGCTGTGCGGCACGGCCGGCGGCGAGTTCTCCGTGGGCGAGCTCCAGAACGGCAAGGCCCTGGCGCCGGGCAACATCAAGGCCAAGCTGATTTCTGGGTACGGCAGCCGGGCCATTCCCCCCATCAAGAACGGCGAGGGCCTGCTGTTCGTGCAGCGGGCCGGTCTCAAGGCGCGCGAAGTGGCCTATGACACCCTGTCGTACAAATACAAATCGACCGACGCGACCGTCCTGGCTGAGCACATCACGGCGTCCGGCCTGGTGCAGATGGCATTCTCCCAGGAGCCCAACCCTGTCGTATGGGCCGCCCGCGCCGATGGCCGACTGCTTGGGTTCACCTGGAATGCAGAGCAGGACGTGCGCGGCTGGCACCGGCACCCGATTGGCGGGGACGGGTTTGTCGAGTCCGTGGCCGTCATGCCGGCAGCCGAGGGCGACCGCTCCGAGCTCTGGCTGGTGGTGCGCCGCACGGTCAATGGAGCCACCAAGCGGTATGTCGAATACATGGAACGGTCATGGCGTGACGGGGACGCGCAGTCCTCGAGCTTCTACGTGGACGCCGGGCTGACCTACGACGGCGCGCCGGCAGACACGATCAGCGGGCTCGGCCACCTGGAGGGCATGGTGGTCGATGTGCTGGCCGATGGATCGCCGCACCCACAGCGCACCGTCACGGCCGGGGCCATTGCCCTGCAGCGCGAGTACTCCGTCGTTAACGTCGGTCTGCCGTGCCCCTGCGTCTACCGCTCGATGCGGCTGGAGGCGGGCGCGTCCGACGGCACCAGCCAGGGCAAGACCAAGCGCATCCACAAGGCGGTGCTGCGGTTCATCAACACCGGTGGCGGGCGCTACGGGTCCACGGCCGACAACATGGACAGCCTGCAGCTGCGCACGTCGAGCGACCCCATGGGCGCGCCGGTGCCGCTGTTCTCAGGCGACAAGGTCGTGCCGTGGCCCGAGGGCTACAACACCGACGCCTACATGATGTTCAAGAACGACCAGCCCACGCCGGTCACCTTGCTGGGCCTGATGCCGCAGGTCAACACGGCCGATGCGCGATGAGGGTCGTCGCCTTCCGCCCTGAGCATGTGCGCACGCTGGAGCTGCAGGAGGCGCAGCGGTACTTCGTTGGCGACATTTCCGGGGAAGCCTACGGGCGCATGCTGGCCCAGTCCCCCTATGCGTTCACGGCGCTGGACGGCGACCGCGTAATTGCCTGCTCCGGGTGCGTGGAAATTTGGGACAATAGGGCAATGGCCTGGGCGCTGATTTCCAAGGACGCGGGCCGCAACATGGTCGGCGTGCACAAGGCGGTGGCCGGGTTCCTGGCCGGGGCGAAGTGGCGCCGCATCGAGGCCACGGTGGACGTCGGGTTTGAAGCCGGCATGCGGTGGCTCACCATGCTCGGGTTCGAGTGCGAGACACCGGACCGCCCCATGCGCGCGTACCGCCCGGACGGCGGCGATTGTTACTTGTTTTCGAGGATTAAATAATGGGCGCCATAGCACTACCACTCTTGATCGCATCCACTGCGATGTCTGCCGTCGGGGCCATCCAGCAAGGGCAGGCCCAGAAGCAGGCCGCCGACGCCAGCGCGCAGGCGATGGAATACAACGCAGCCGTGGACCGCGCGCGCGCCGTGCAGGCATCGTCCATGGCGAGCATCAAGGAGGACGACCAGCGCCGCCAGGGCAGGGCCGTGATCGGGGCGCAACTTGCGTCCTCGGCATCGGCGGGCGCAGGGATGGACAGCAACCTCCTGCGCGAATCCATTTTCAACGTCGAGTCCGACGCCGGCGCGATCCGCTACGAGGGGCAACTCAAGGCGGCCGGCCTGAATGACCAGGCAGGCATGAGCATGGTGAGCGCGCAGAACGAGCGCAACCGCGGCAAGTCCGCGCAGACCGCCAGCTATCTGAACGCGGCCGGGTCGCTGCTCAATGGCGGCAATGCCTACTACGCAGGCAAGGCAAAAGGAGTCTATTGATGGCGGCGATACCAACATACCAGCGCCAGGCCGCTGTCCAGGGCGACCTGCCTGCAGCGCGCGCCGACACCAGCGTCCAGGCAGACGACGCCATCGGGCGGTCCATGCAGGGGCTTGGCCAGCAAGGCATGGCGCTATCCACCAGCATCATGCGCGTCGATGCGCAACAAGCGGCCGAAGCCAAAAAGAAAGCCGAGGACCAGGCCGCCGTCGATGTGTCGAACGTGCTATCCAGTGGTGACGTGTACTGGCAGGAAAACGTCACGACGGCCACCAAGAACTGGAAGGTGGGCGACCCTGACCTGCGCGAGACCATCGGCAAGAGTTTCGACGACTGGGCAAACCAGAACACCGAGAAGCTGCCTACCGACGCGTCCAAGAAATTCTTTCAGCAGCACGCGGCGTCCATGAAGTCGCGCCTGCAGACGGGCGTATTCACCTACCAGGAGAAGGCGCGCACGGCCAAGCTGGATGCCGACACATCCGTGGGTATGCAGGCCGACGAGAACGTGGTGTTCAACGACCCCAAGCGGTTCGACGAAGTCTACCGCCGGCGCATGGAGCCCATGATCGCGCGCTCCGACTTGACCGAGGCCGACAAGATCGCGGCCGCAGGCAAGTACAAGCGCCAGCTATCCCTGGCCGTCGAGCGTGGCCAGATGGAGCGCGACCCTGCCGCCTGGTACAAGGAGCGGTTCGGGGAATACAAGGCCCCTGGCGCCATGCCTGCTGCCGGCGCTTCCGCTGGTGGTGAGGCGATACCGACCAAAGCAGGAAGCGTGCCCGCTGCATTGTGGGCCGCGCAGATTGGTCAGGAGTCCGGTGGCAAGCAGTTCAGCGCCAACGGCAAGCCACTGACCTCTCCCAAGGGCGCCATCGGCGTGGCGCAAGTCATGCCCGGCACCGCGCGTGAGGCGGCTGCACTGGCTGGGCTGCCCTATGACGAGCGCCGCTACCAGCAGGACGCAAGCTACAACGAGAAGCTGGGCCAGGCCTACATGGCCAAGCAGCTCGAGACATTCGGCGGCGACCAGGCCAAGGCGCTGGCGGCCTACAACATGGGGCCCGGTTCAACCGTTCGAGGCAATGGCGTTGCCGGCCTGGTGAAGCGGTGGGGCGACCAGTGGCTGGCCCACGCGCCGGCCGAGACGCAGGACTACGTCAAGAAAATCATGGGCAAGGCCAGCCGCGGCGGTGGTGTGCAGACGGAATCCGTGGACACCGGCGTGAAGTCAGACGCGGGCAATGGTCAACCAGCGCCTGCCGTTGTCCCGCCTGCCACGTTCAGCGGCATGGACTGGGAGCAGCAGTCGGCCCTGAAGGCGCGCGCCGAGACGATGATGAAGCAGTCCGAGGCGCAGTTCCGCGCATCAGCCGACCGGGCCGTGGCCGACGCCATCGCCATGCACAAGGATGGCGTGATGGACCCGCAGCAATTGCAGCCGGAGTTCTTCGAAAGGGCCTATGGCGGCGAGGGCGCGCGCATGTATGGCGAGTACCAGGAGTCCCGCGAAATGGGCTCCGACATCGGGAAATTCAAAACCCAGTCCGAGGGCGAGATCGCAGCCGAGATCCAGGCCGCAGAGCCAAAGCCTGGCGAGGGCTACGCGTCCGCAGACACCCGGCGCAACATCCGCGTGCAGGCCGCCCAGCAGGTGCTGCAGGCGCGCAAGGCCGACCCGGCTGGCTATGTGGTCAGCACGAACGAAAGCCTGGCCAAGCAGCGCCAGGCCCTTGACAATCCGCAGACGCCGGCAGAGCAGCGCCCGGCCATGGTGCAGAAGTTCGTGGCCGAAAGCCTGGCAGAGCAGCAGCGCCTGGGCATCCGCGCGCCGGCCGTGCTAACTCCGGGGCAGGCCGACGCCATTGCCAAGCGGGCCATGGGCGCCACGCGTCCCGAGGACAGCGCGAACCTGATCTCCGGGCTGGAAGCTGAGTATGGCGGCTACTTCCCCAAGGTGTTCGGTGAGCTTGTGAAATCCGGCGCCATCAGCGGCGAGCTGCTGCTGATCCCGAACCTGCCAAGCCAGACCGCGCGCGAGGCCGTGTCCCGGCTGGCCCGCGTCAAGGAAAGCGACCTCTCCAACGGCATCGATACGAAGGTGCAAAAGGACGTGAAGGACGCCGTGACCATGAAGCTCGGCGAGTTCACCCGTGCCGTGCCGTTCCCCAACGACCAGGCGTCCGGCGTGATCAGCGCCTACGAGACCAGCATGCGCAAGCTGGCCTACCAGTTCGTGCTATCCGGCCAGGACGGCACCACGGCGACGGACAGTGCGCACAAGATGCTGCTTGGGCACTACCAGTTCGACGAGACCATGCGCGTGCCGCGGTCCGTTGACCTGTCGGCCACCAAGCGAGGCGCGGCCTACATGCTGGACAAGGACCTGAAGGGCATCGATGTACCCACTGACCTGGTGGGTGCACGCAAGCCGGAAGAGTTGGCTGACGAGTGGCAGAGCACGGTGCGATCTCGCCCGATGTGGTTCACCAATGACGACGACAAGGGCCTGACACTGTACGCGCAGGGCAACGATGGCGTGCGCTACAAGGTCACCCGCGGCGGCAAGCCCGTGACATACTCATGGCTGGATCTTGCCGGGCGCGTCTCCAAGGGCGGCGGACGTCAGGCGTCTGGCTCCGTAACATACCCAGGAATCAAGTAATGCAATATCTCGGCACCGACGACCAAGGGACGAACTCGTTTTCACTGCAGGACTTCGAGCCATCGTTCGGGTCGAAAATGAATGCAGCCGTGCGCGAGTCATGGCTCGAGTCCTATGGCCCGGCTGCCGTGGATCTCTATAAATCCAAGACTGGCGGCGAGGGTGAAAAGCGCCTGTCGGCCACCGAGGCCACCGATTACGCCAAGTCCAACGGCGGCGGCGCGCGCATCGGCATCACCCCCAAGGACGGCCAGTACACACAGCAGCAGTGGTCCGTGATCGTGGACCGCCAGCGCGAGCTCGCCGCAATCAAGGACGTCCGCGAGCGCACGCCGTGGGACATGGGCTCGATCCTGCGCGGTGGCGCCATGTTCGGCGCCGGCATCGTTGACCCCATCAACCTGGCCACGGCCGTCGTTCCATGGACCCGCATGGTCGGCGTCGCTCGAGGACTGCAGGCCGCAGCCATGGCCGAGTCTGCAGTCACCCGCGCCGGCGCACGCTTTGGCCTTGGCGCCATTGATGGGGGAATCTCAACAGCGGTGCTGGAACCGGCATTCGCATACGCCCGCAACGAGATTGGCGACGACTACGGCGCGCTGGACTCGCTGGCGAACATCGCATTCGGCACCGCGTTCGGTGGTGGCCTGCATGTGATCGGCGGCGCGGCGGGTGAGGGGCTCCGGTCAATGCGCGGGAAGGCACAGGCCTACGAGCCATTTAGAGGCCTGAGCGTCCCCGACATTGAGAAGGTGCAAACCCTGCAGCGCGAGATGAAGGACGTGGACCCGCGCGACATCGCCCGCGCTGTCGAAGCATTTACACCGGAGATGCGCAAGGCGGCAGGGTTTGCGCCAGAATCCGTGCACGCAGGGATGCCGGAAATAGTTGAAAGGGCGCCAGAAGCTGACCCGCAGCCCAAGGCTCCATCACCGACACGCGGCGCTATAGCGGCTGTCCCTGACGCCGTGTTCCAGCACTTCCCCGACATGCGACCAGCAGACAGCGGGTTGATTGCACTGAACATGTTCACGGCCCAGGAGCAGGACGCGCTGCGCGCTGCCGGGCTCGTTGAAACCAAGGCACTGGAATCTGGAGAAGCCCATGAAGGGGTGGACCCGGAAAAACTATGGCCCGAACGAAAACTGCGGTCGGATGAAGAGAAGGCCAACCGGCCAGCCGTGACAGATGCCCAGTTCAATCGTGGCATTGAGCAGCGCGCAAAGATTTACGAACGATTGGCCAAGGAACAGGAAGACCTTGGCGAACTAGGAGACATGGACCAGGCAGACGCATACCGCAAAAAGGCTGAAGAAATAAGGGCAGGGAAACGGGAGACGGCTGCCGCTATCGTAGCCACCCTCGACCCCGAAACCCGCGAGGCCGCCATGCGCGCATCCGTGGCGCAGGCCATTGACGGCCGCAACATCGATGTGGAGGCGGTGATCGGCATGGACGAGTCCCTGCAGTCGCACACCGTGTCCGACGCAGAGGCCGCTGCCGACCGGAATTTCTCGCCCGAGGAAATCGCTACAGCCGACGACGAGGCCGCCATGAACGTGCAGTCGCGCGTGGACAGCGCCCCGAAATGGGAGGCCCTGGCCGACGCCGAGGCCGCCATGGCTGAAGCCGACACGCTGCTGGCCGATACCGTGAAGGCGGGGGACCAGGCGTTTAAGTACAGCCGGGCAGTAGAGATTCATGAAGGCACCGGTTTACCGATCAACGCTGATGGGACTGTCACCATCTTCCACCATACCAGCGCCGAGGCTGCTGCAAAGATCCGTGAAACTGGGGTGCTTAAATCAACAGGAGAGCCGGATGTTTATGTGACGACGAGATCTCAAACGGACACTGGCTATGGTGACACGGCAGTGCCGATCAAAGTCAAGCCAAGCATGCTGGAGATTGACGACGAGTTCCCTGATGGGCGCAAGGACTTCCGCATCAACACGGGGCGTCCCGGCGGGTCGGTCAAGGTCGGGATTGCCAGCGATGCGCCACTCTACGCCCGCGGCATATCCCCCGAGCAGGCCCCCGAATTCCTGACCGAATCCCTGCGCCAGTCATTCGGCGCCAGCACCGAGCGCCTGCTCGACGAGGGCGGGATCAAGCTGGTGGCCACGCCTGAAGAAATCCCCGGAGGCCCACACCCCGGCGACGTGAAGGCGGCAACTGCACCGGATGGCACCGTCTACGTGGTGGCGCAGAACGTCAGCGAGGCCGAGGCCCGTGGCATCCTGCTGCACGAGGTCGGCGTGCACGTCGGCATGGAGCGCATGCTTGGCTCCGAGGTGTTCCAGTCCGTGCTGGGCGAGCTCGACGACGCCATCATCCGGGGCGATGACTGGGCCCACGCGGCGCGCGCTGCTGTGCCTGCCGACACGCCTGCAGGCCTGGTGCGCGAGGAGCAGCTGGCCTACCTGGTGCAGAACGCGCCCGAGCTGCCAATCGTGCAGAGGATCATCGCGGCCGTGCGGGCCTGGGCCTACCAGAATTTTGAGTTCGCGCGTGACCGCATGACGCTGGGCGAGGCTGATTTCCGGGCCATGGCCGTGAGCGCGTTGCATGAGGCGGCGCGGGGCAGAGGCGTGATGGATGCGGCTCTGGCGTTCTCGCGCGACGTGGCGCAGACCGGAACCAAGGCGTTTGCCGACTGGTTCGGTGCGTCGAAAGTGGTGGATGCAGAGGGTAAGCCGCTGGTGGTGTACCACGGGACAGCTAACGATGTGTCTGCATTTGATCCGAAAATTGCCCAGTCTGAAGGTGGCGCATTCTTCTTCTCGCACTCACCACTGATGAAGAACACCGCGGATAACGCTAACCAATATGCAAAATCACGCGGCCCGCTTGGGTCGGCAAACGTCATGCCGGTTTACTTAAGCGCCAAGAAATTATTTGAGGCAGGATTTACAGAAAAGATGCCTTCAGTAGAGAAGGACATCGAGCCTTGGCTTGGGCGAATGGAGAAATTTAACACGAGTCTAGACCAGTCTAAAGTTCAATACTATCAACGCACCATCAGAGAGGCTAGGCTTGGTGGGTATGATGGCGTTGTATTTCGGAATGTGCAGGACGTTCCAGATAACGTGGCTGGACGCTTTGTAAACGAAGCAGATGTCTATGCGGTATTCCACCCTGAGCAGATCAAATCCGCCACCGGCAACCGTGGAACATTCGACCCCAAGAACCCGGACATCCGCTACGCCCGCGGCGAAACCCCGGACCCATCCACCAGCAAGGACGAACTCTCCCCCTTCGACGAGAACGTCGCCCGCGCCAAGCAGTTCGCCGGCGTGCTGCGTGCGGCTGCCGACAAGCTGGACAACGACGCCCAGGCCACGGCCGCCATGCGCGCGGCCATGCCGGACATCTCGCGGCAGGAAATCAACGACCTGCTGGGCCAGCTGCGCAAACAGGTCAAGGGCTTGCGCGGCATGGCCCGCACGGCGCGCGACGCAGTGGGCGCCGAGGACAAGGCCACGGGCATGCAGTACGACGCCATGCAGGCGGCCGACACGCTGTCCAACAACCTGGTGATGGCGGCCGTCATCGAGAAGCGCAACGCAGCGCTGAACATCAACGTGCGCATGAAAGCCAGCGCCTATGTGAACCAGTTCCGTGGCGCCGGCCTGGACTTCGAGGGTTTCCGTGGGCTGCTGGTGGGCACCGAGCGCAAGCGGGCAGGGGGCCGGATCTCGGTCGAGGCCGAGCAGAAGAATTTTCGCGGCGAGTGGATGGGCGGCCTGATCGCTGACCTTGAAAAGACCAATCTGATGCAGGCGTTTACCAGCGGCACATTTGACCGGGACGTGTACATCGCCCTGCACAACATGGGCAACGAGGGCAAGGGCAACGACAAGCTGCCTGGCGAGGCTGTGAAAATTGCCGAGATCGTGAACAAGTACCAGACCGACGCGCGCAACACCCGCAATCGTTTCGGCTCATGGATTCGTGACCTGTCCGGCTACATCACGCGCCAGTCGCACGACATGCTGAAGATCCGCGACGCTGGCGAGCGCGCCTGGGTGGATACCGTCACACCGCTGCTGGACATCCCCAAGATGCAAAAGCTCGGCCTGATCAGCGAGACCGACCCCGTCGGCTCCCTGCATTTCATGTTCGACGACTTCGCCGCTGGCTCGCACCTGAAGGCTCCGGCTGACGAGGCCGACCTGGCTGTCTTGGGCCGGGGCTCCAGCCTGGCGAAGAAGGTATCGGCCAGCCGCACGCTGTACTTCAAGGACGGTGCGTCGGCATTCACCTACAACGAGAAGTTCGGGCAGGGCCGCCTGGCTGAGTCCGTGCTGCACGGCCTGGACAGCGCGGCCAAGTCCGCCGGCCTGATGAAGCTGCTGGGAACCAACCCGGAGGCCACGGCCACGCGCCTGTTCGACGAGTATGCCGAGAGCCTGCGTGGCGACCCGGCCCGGCGTGCGAGGTTCCTGCAGTACCGTGGAGAACTGGCCAACCTGCTGGCCACCGTGGACGGCAGCGCCAACATCCCCGGCAATGTGACCGGCGCCAAGATTGCCAGCTTTGCCCGCTCATGGGCCAGCATGTCCAAGCTCGGAGGCATGCTGATCTCCAGCGTGACCGACCTGGCGAACTACGCGGCCGAGATGCGGTTCGGGCAGGACAAGAACCTGCTGTCCGGCACGCTGCAGGGCATCGGCGCGCTGACCCGTGGCCGTGCGTCCGGCGAGCGCCGCGCGATCCTGAACTCCCTGGGCGTGTTTCATGAGAGCACGCTGGGCTCGGTGTTTGCCCGCTTCGACTCGCCCGACTTGATGGGCGGGAAGACGGCGGCGGCCATGCAGCAGTTCTTCAAGCTGACCGGCATCAACTGGTGGACCGAGAGCCTGCGCGACGGGTACGCCCTGTCCCACGCCGCATTTGTCTCATCCCAGGCCGGCAAGGCGTTCGACAAGATCGACGCCTCACTGCGCGACATGCTCGGCCTTTACAACATCGATGCAGGCAAGTGGGAGGTCCTGCGCCTGGCGAACACCCAGCAAGCGGACGGGCGCATGTACATCACGCCGGAAGGCCTGCGCACGGTGCCCGTGAAGGCGCTGGAGGCGTACATCACCAGCGTGGGTCGCACAGTGTCCGACGCTGCCGTTATGAACCTGCAGGACGACCTGGCAAGCGCACTGCGCACCATGACAATCGACCGCATGCACCACGCCGTGATCGAGCCAGGTGCGCGCACCCAGGCCTTCATGCGCCGGGGCACCAAGCCCGGCACCGTGAACGGCGAGTTGCTGCGGTTCGTCGGGCAGTTCAAGTCGTTCCCGGTGGCGCTGATCCAGATGACGCTGGGCCGCGAAGTCTATGGCCGGGGCTACGACACAATTGGCGACTACCTGAAGCGCGGCAAGGGCGACATGCTTGGCCTGGCCTCGTTTGTCGCGCTGTCCACCGCCATGGGGTATGCGGCCATGGCCACCAAGGACCTGCTGCGGGGCAAGAACCCGCGCCCGGTGGACGACTATCGGACATGGATGGCGGCCATGGTACAGGGCGGCGGGCTCGGCCTTTACGGCGACTTCCTGTTCGGCAAGTACAACCGCATGGGCAACACGCTGTCTGGCTCCATGCTAGGCCCGGTAGCGAACACAGTGGATACGGCAGCCGACCTGTGGACCCGCATTCGCAACGGCGACGACGTGGCGGCGGCATCGTTCAAGGCTGCGCTGGACAACACCCCGTTTGCGAACCTGTTCTACACCCGCACGGCGCTGGACTACCTGATCCTGTACCGCATCCAGGATGCCCTGAACCCAGGGTTCCTGCGGCGCATGGAGAACCGGGTCAAGAGCGAGAACGGGCAGACGTTCTACCTGCCTCCATCGCAAGTCGCGCGCTGACATCCCGCACTGCGTTGCGTAAAAACAACGTGGTGCGGAAACGACATCGCTGATAGAATGGCGGCATCATTCGACTGAGGTGCTGCCGTGACCGTTCAAACCGAAATTTCCCGCTCGGGGCCGTACGCCGGATCTGGCACTACTGGCCCGTTCACGGTCGGGTTCCGGTTCCTGGATGCGACGCACCTGCAAGTTGTGCGCACGTCCACTGGCGGCATCGATACCACCCTGGCCCTGAGCACCGACTACAGCGTGACCGGCGCGGGCGGGTCAAGCGGCGCCGTCACCCTGGTGGTGGCCCTTGCCAGCGGCGAGCGGCTGACCATCGTGCGCGATGTGCCGTTCACCCAGCTTGCTGACTACGTGGACAACGACGCGTTTCCGGCCGAGTCCCATGAGGGCGCGCTGGACTTGCTGACCATGCAGACGCAGCAGAACCGGGAGGGGCTGGGCCGTGCCCTGACTTTACCGGTCACCGCATACGGGGTTTCTACCGAGCTTCCTGCGCCAGAATCGAACAAGATCATCGGCTGGAATTCGGCCGCCACGGCCATGCAAAACATCGACGCGGGGACACTGGCGACGATGGTGGCTTACGGGACATCTGCCGGCGACATGTTCAGCGGCAACGGAGTGCAGACCGCATTCGTTCTAAGCGCCAACCCCGGCGCGCTGTACAACCTTGACGTGTCTATCGGTGGCGTGGATCAGCGCGCGGTGCTAGATTACACATGGTCGGCCGGAACCACGATTACTTTCACCACGGCGCCCGTTGCCGGCACCGACAACATTCAGGTCAAGTACAAGCAGGCACTCCCGCAGGGGTTTACTGACAGCAGTGCGTCCACATACACTCCATCAGGCACTGGCGCTGTTGCGACTACTGTGCAGGACAAGCTGCGGCAGTGCGTGAGCGTCAAGGACTTTGGAGCAAAAGGCGACGGGGTCACAGACGACGCACCAGCCATAAATCTGGCGTACGCAGCCATCCCGTCTACAGGGGGGGTCTTGTACTTCCCGCAGGGGGTGTGCGCCATAGGGTCTGCACTCTCGTTCACCAACGCGAAGCCACTGGTAATCCGTGGCGACGGCCAGTTTGCATCTCAGATCAAGCCAACGTTCACGACCGGCGACGCAATTACGGTCGAGGGCCCAAGCCTGTTTGCCTTTCTTGACTGTGGCATCGTCAGCGCGGCCAGCAGGACAACGACGACTTACCTGTTGCACGTCAAGAACTGCACGCGTCCCGTGGTCACAAACGGCTACTTCAACGCCACGACGGGCGGCCTTGTGATGATTGAGGCTTGCAACTTCGTCCAGATGTCGCAGCTACAAGGGGACACGGGGGATGGTGCAACGCTGCGCATTAAGTCGGCCGGCGGCAACTACTCGAACATCTTCTTTCGCGGAGGCGCTGCGCAGTCTTGTCCTCCGCTCTGGATAACTGGCACGTCCACCTCGATAAAAATTGCCAACTGCGTATTCACAGGAGGTGGCCCGCACAGCAAGTGGAACATCACCGGGATCGTATCTACCGCGTTGAACTTCACAGTTACCACATCCTCGCCGCATGATTTCCAGGCCGGGGACTATTTGGTAATTCGCGGGACCACCCCAACACCGTATGGGAACCTATGGCGAATTGCTGCTGTTACTTCGACAACGGTCGTGGTGACAAGCACCATAAACCCAGGGGCTTCGACAATCAACGGCACGGCGGAGTCCCTGTCAGCTTGCGGTTACGTGTCGGGGGAGGACGGTCAGGTGAATGAGTCCTCGATAACCAGCACGTTGTTCGAAGCACTTCAGGCCAACGTCTACGGGTCGGCAGGCCTATATTTTGACGGACGCCGTGGAGTTGCTCTCTCAAAGTACGGGATGCAGGGCTGGAACCTAGCCGACTTGTACCTAGACTACGGAGCAAGCGGGCTGGTCTTGAGCGGAGACAAGGCAAATGCCGGGCTCGACCCGACGGTGTCGGGTTTTACCGTATCTTCGCCGATATGCAGCAGCAACAACCGGGGCATCTTGCTTGACCAGGTGACCGGCATTGTCATCAATAACCCTATTTGCCACGGCGTCTCAACAATCCAAGGCGATGCGCTTGGCGGGGCGGTGTCGCAAGGCATCTACATCTACGCAGGTCCGTCCCAGCCGTACACGCAAGGCGTCACTATCAACGGTGGCAGCGTCGGTATGCCGCGCAACTGGGGGCAGGCAGCAGGTGGTTTGGCCTTCAGTTATACGCTGGCCCTGGACGGCCCAAACATCCAGGATCTAGCAGTTGTCGGCATGACAGGGTTTGGCCTTATAGGGGCCGTTCAGGAAATTTCCGGGCCGTTGTCAAGCGCATCTCGGTGGAAGTTCAAAGATTGCAACTTCAATTTTGGGACTTGGCCGCCGGCGAACCCGAACTACATCCCATCAGTAGCCAGCGCGACAAACGTCAACTTTTACCCGTACAACACGGTGCAAAAAATTACTGGAACTACAAACATACAGAACATTTTTCCGCTCCACATTGGGTCAGAGAAAACGTTGATATTTACTGGTGCGCTGTCACTTGTCACCGGTGGTAATCTGGCCATAGCGGCCACATACAACGTCCTCGCAGGCCAAGCTGTGAACCTTGTCTCTGACGGCACAAGCTGGTTTGTGAAATGAACAAGCGATGGAACGACGGCGACCTACTAACCCGTGTGGAAACCATGGAGGAGCGCCTGGCACGAGGCGACTCGAGGATGGGCGCGATTGAGCAGGACATAAAGGACAACACCGAGGCCACGAACGAAGTTTTGGAAATTGTCCGCATGGGCAAGTCTTTTTTTAAGGTCCTCGGCCACATCGGCAATGCCGTGAAATGGGTGTCCACCATGGCGCTGGCGGTAGGCGCGGCGTGGGCGGCGTGGAAGCAAAGTAAAGGATGACCATGGACTTCGACACAGCATTCGGCCGGCTCATCGGCCACGAGGGCGGCTACGTGAACAATCCGCGAGATCCAGGTGGGGAAACGAAATTCGGCATCTCGAAGCGGAGCTATCCTGATGTGGAAATCGCATCGCTGACCATTGACCAGGCCAAAGCGATTTACCTGCGCGACTTCTGGGCGCCGCTGGGAGAGGCGCACCCGGCCGTTAAGTTTCAGGTGTTCGACTTTGCCGTGAACTCAGGCATGCAGACTGCGCTCCGTAAGCTGCAGCTCGCCATTGGCGTGGCCGACGATGGCCACTGGGGGCCGCTGTCTGCAGCCAAGCTTGCCGGAATGGATGTGAACGACGTGCTGATGCGGTTCGCCGCAGAGCGCCTGGACTTCATGCGGCGCCTGTCCACCTGGTCCACGTTCGGCGCTGGCTGGGCTGGGCGCATTGCCAACGATCTGCGGTTCGCCGCCAAGGACAATTAAATGGCTGACTGGCTCGACACACTCAAGACCATGGCGCCCACCGTGGCCACGGCGCTCGGCGGCCCACTTGCTGGCGCCGCTGTGACTGCCATCGGCAGCATCTTTGGCATGTCCAAGCCTACCGTCGATACAATTGGGAAAATGTTCGCTGACGGCATGATCACGCCGGACCACCTGGCCGAGATCCGCAAGCTCGAGATGGACTACCAGAACCAGGAGAAGGAGCGCGGGTTCAAGTACGCGGACCTCGAGGTCAAGGACCGCGACAGTGCGCGCGCCATGCAGGTCTCAGTGCACTCAAAGATGCCGGCGCTGCTGACCATCATGGTGACGGCCGGGTTCTTCGGCATCCTGTCGCTGCTGTTTTTCCACCCCGAGCTCAAGGGCAACGAGATCGTGATGATGATGGTCGGCCAACTCTCGGCTGTGTGGGCCGGCTGCGTCGCCTTCTACACCGGGACGACCTACGGGTCGGGAAGCAAGAACGCACTGTTGGCCAAGGCCGACGCCATCAAATAACCAAAGGCCTATATGACGCAAAAAGTACCAGCCAGCCAGACTGTGGAAGGCCTGACGGCCGCAGGCATAACGGCCCAGATTGCAGCGGCCCAGGCTGCGGCCAGTGTGAAACTGGCGGGCGACGTGGTGCAGGTGGTTGGCGCGCAGACCGGCGCCGTGGCCACCACCACCACGATCATGCCGTTTGACGACACCATCCCGCAGATCACCGAGGGCGCCGAGTTTCTGACACGGTCAATCACGCCGACGAGTGCCACCAGCAAGCTGCGTATTGATGTGGTGCTGAACGCGTCGTGCTCCGTCATCAGTTACATCACAGTCGGAATTTTCCGTGATGCGACGGCTACAGCTCTGGCTGCGTCATCGAAATATGGCGTGGCCGGATCATATGAGCAGGTCGTCATGTCCTTCCTGGTGGACGCCGGCAGCACCAGCGCCACGACATTCCGTCTGCGCGCTGGCATGCACACGGCCGGCACGCTGACCGTCAACGGCGACGGCGGCGCGCGACGGCTGGGCGGGGCCATGTCCACCACCATGACGGTCACCGAGATCAAGGTTTGATAGCCTGACCGTTTGCGATAGCCTGCCCCGTCAGGTCCGCGGCGGCCTTTGCTGCAGCCGTCTGCATGTAGGCATAGCCTGCCGTGGTGCTGGTCGACGAGTGGCCAAGCAGCGACCCAACGGCTTCCAGCGTCAGGCCTGCGGACAGGCCCGTACTGGCATAGAACCGGCGCAGGTCGTGCATCCGCAGGTCCGACACATTGGCGGCCGTAAGCACGCTCTCCCACGCCTTCTTCGGGCTCTGCATCGGCTGGCCTTCGACGCGTCCGCAGATCAGGTATGGATTGCCGACGGTTGCCGGAATGCCCGCGACACACAGCAGCGCCGGGGCCGACAAGTGGATCACCTTGGCGCCGGTCTTGGAGTCCGGCAGGTGGATGGCCCCGTCCCTGATCCAGTCGCGCCGGCAGTGCATGATCTCGGTCTTGCGCGCTCCGGTGTAGACCAGCATTTCCACCAGACCCCTGAAATACGGGTCCGGGTACGCCATCACAGCGGCGAGCAGGCGGCGCATCTCGTCGATGCTGGGCACGCGCTTGCGCTTCACCTCGCGGTATCGGTCCACCTGCACGGGGTTGTCTCCGGTGCGCCAATCCCATTTCCTCGCCAGGTTGAGCATCTTGGAGAGCAGCGCGCAGGTGCGGTTAGCCTGGTAGGGCGTGGCCTGCATTTTGGAGTGCAGCGCGGTGATCTCCGATGGGCGGACCTTGGCGACAAGGCAGTGGCCCAGCGCGGGCTCGATGTGCAGGCGCCATAGGTGCTTGTCGTCATGCTGGCTCTTGGGCTTCTTGCGCGGCATCCAGTCCCGCTCGTACTTCGCCCACAGGTCGGCCATCGTGTTGGGCTTGGCGGCCTCGATGTCCTGCCCTGCAGCGACGGCAGCCAGCGTCTGCAGCGCCAGTTCGCGCGCCTTGACCCGGTTGATCACCCGCGTGTCGCCCAGGGCCGGCTTGCGCTGTTTCCCGTGGCGGTCGCGGTAGTAGAGATACCAGACCGACTTGGTGGCAAGGTGCCGGATCTGCAGGCCTGGGATCTTGGGGTCGTGCTCTGTGGTCACGGCGTGGTCACGGGCTGCCATGGTTTCCTGCCTCTTGTTACCGGGTGATCGTGCGGCCAACCCATTGCACGGGCTGGATAAACTGGCAAGACACCGGAAGCCACAGGGTGCCAAAATCAAACTCTTAATCAGCGGGTCGTAGGTTCGAGCCCTACAGCGCCCACCATCAAAGCCTTGAAAACACTCACAAAAAAGCCCGCTGCGGCGGGCTGGTGTGGTCACAAGAAGTGCGTGGTCACGGTCTGGTCACAGCATATGGCGATCACCCAATGCGCTCCAGTGGGACAATCGACACCGCCCACAAACCGGTAGGCACAAGCGGCTCCAATCTTTTCCCGAAGTTTTCAACCTTCAGCCGGCGTTTAGCCTTTGTCTTGCTTACCCCAAATGTGGACATGGCAAGATGCTCCTTCCCGGTCTTGCTGGTGAACGAGTATGCAAACCCAGTTATTGCTTCTTTCATATCGCCATCACCTCCACGTCCCCGGCCATCCCCTTGCCTCGGAAGATGTCCCTGATCCTGCGCTCAGTCGCGCGGTGACAGCGGATCATGGTGCGGTGCGGCAGCACGTCGAGGCATGCCGCATAGTCCTCCAGCACGGCGCGCACTGCCTGAATGCCTGGGCCGTCCAGCCGGATTGCTTGGCCCTCCAGTGACCTGGCGCCGGCGATGGCCAGGCCCTTGATGGCGTCGGCAAGCAGGCCGGACCTGTCCTCGACAATGCCCTGCACGACCAGCGTCTCGAGCAGGTTCACGGCATCGCTGCAGACGCGCCAGTCGTCATTCGTTGGCGTCGGGGCGGACTCGATGCTGGCCAGGCCCGACCACATGCGAAGAAGTTGATGCCGGCGGTCGTCTGCTGGTGTGGGGTGCAGCGGGCTGGCAAACATTTCGTCCAGCACGGTGTAGGTGTAGACCTCGGTGGATCTGGTGGCGCGGTGTTTGCGGCTCATTTTGCTTGCGTGTGTGCACCGAATGTGCCGTCACGGTTCTCGCGTTTTGCTCTCTGCACAAGCTGCGCCTGCGATGGGGTGCGCTCGGCATTGAAGATCGAGGACTTGCCTTGCCATGCAAATGTGCCGGCAGATTTTGGCGTGCCGTCTGGCCATGTTGCGGGGGTGGTTTTCATGGGTTCCTTTTTACAAACAGTTGCTCCCACAGCGCGGTGGCTGTCGGGTGTGGCGGCTCGGCGCGCATCATCTTTGGCTCGCGTCGATTGCGCCAGCCTGCCGGGACGTGCCGCACTGGCTCTGCCTTTGCCTTCTTGCCATCGTGGAAGCCAGACATGTAAGCAATGGTCAGATCGTCATGTGCTGGCTCGGCCTTTGGCTCACTTGGCTGCGCGGGGTGGGTATCATGCGGCTTCCCGCAGTGCGGGCAGCGGGCGACCCACAACTCAACATCGTTTTGCAACAGCGCAGCACAGTCGTGCTTCCACGAAACCTGCTCCGGCTGCGCTTCCATGGATGCGATGAGTGCGTTTATTGAATTTATGGATTTGAGTACACCGCAGCTTGCATGGTGTTCGTAAGCCCCGCAGCAAATGCATCGGCCAGTCTCAATTGAAAATGTGTAAGCATCGATACTAGATGCTGCATCCCGCAGGGTGGTGAGTGTGTTGTTCATTTCATTGATCCTGCGATAGCCCAAATGATCGCTGTTGCAGCCAAAGCCACAACGGACTCCGGCAATAGTTCCAAAGGGTTCCGTGTAGGCCAAGCCCACAGGGCAATACACCCAAGTGTTACGGCGGCGGGAACCCACCACCATGCATACGTGAAAGTGAAGGTGATGGGGTCAGCCATTGGTGGCCTCCTTTGTGAGTGCTGCGCGGGCTACTAGCATTGCTACATGCCCGTTTGTCCAAGTGTCATAAATGCCGCCTGCAATGATTTCCAGAGCATCACGCAGCACCTTGTTTTCCGCAGCCAACGCATCGCGCTGCTTCAAGAAGTGATCGCGCTCGTCCATTGCCATATCAAGCAGGCCATGCGCGCTGTCATACTCCGCCCGCAGGCTGTCTATTGCTTCTTGGTTCATGTCAGCTCCATAGGTTTCGTGGTCAGTTCAGTCCGCAGCCGCGCAAGCTCAGTGCGCAGCCGGGTATTCGTTGCCCGCAGCAGCAAGATTTCTTCGTTGTCCGCGTGCCGTTGCTGCTCCAGCATCACCTCGCGTGACGGGTATTTGTCGCTCTTGCGGCGGCGGTGGATTGGGGTCATGTCAATCTCCAAATGTTTTGCAGTTCAGCGCCACCGGCAGTGCGGGCGCGGGCGCGTTGGTCAAATTTCCGGTCCCGGACACCGGCCCGGTTCGCCACCACATTGCGGGCTGGTGGGAATACCTGGCGCATGAGCGTCAGCCACACCCCGCAAGACCGGCAGGTCGGAGTCGGCTGATGGCGTCTGGCGTTGTAGGTGAAAGCCCGCATCGGGAAGCTCTCGCCGCAGCATGTGCACGTGCGCGGGGCAGGCAGCCCGCTTGGACGGACGCGGCTGCTCGTGGTCATTGGGCGCCGTCGGGCCTGAGCAGGCCGCGCAGGTAGTGCATGTTTGCGTTTGCGGTGATGAGCGCGATGCGCAGTTCGATGGCCAGCTTTGCCAGCGCCTCGCACTCTCCAACGCTGCCGATTTCATGGCGGTCTGGCGAGATCCGGTCCAGCTGCGCCTCCAGCCATTGCTCGTCTGGCGTGGCCTTGCGCACCACTGGGGCGGCCACGTATGTTTCCCGAGCCGGGCAGCCTGGGCCTTGTTTGCACAGGCCATATTCGTCGCAGCAGTTCATTTCGCAAACCCCGCATGCGCCTTTGGGACGCCGACACAGATCGGGGCCGGCGGCTTGTGGGCCACCAGCTTGCCGTTATGCAGGCTCTTGATTTTCTGGGCGTCAGCGGCGCCTGGGCGCGACGTCGTCATTGCAGCGGGGCTGTATTGGCCAATGGGTTTGCGTGCCATCATTTACCCCACACCAAGATAGCCAGGCTGGCGGTGCCGCAAACTGCGCAGCCCCACAGGACGACTCGATCCTGCCAATCCAACGGGCGGTGGACTTCGGGCAGCTTGGTGGGCTTGTTGTTCCAGAATTTCATATGGGCCTTTCAATTGTTTGTTGCGATAAACGCATCATACTACTTATTCGATTGAGCAAGCAGATATTTTTCTACTTCCTCGGATCTGTAGCGGATTGGGCTTTGCTTTGTGTCGCCCAGCTTGATCCATTGCGGGCCCGTGCGGCGGCCGCGCCACTGCTCGAGAGTGTCCGGGTGGACCTTCAGGAGCAGGGCTACCTGTCGTGGTGTCAGGAGCTCGGTGGTCATCAGATGGGGCTGTCTGAATCAGAGGAGGGATGGTCGTCGGCCGGCTGCATATCGATCACGCCGTCGTCGTCATGCTGGGGCGTTGGGGCCTGTGCCGCCACTTTGTCCAGCCGGCTGGGGCGCTTGCCTGCCGACGGGGCTGGCGCGGCTTGTGGGGTATCCTGCTGCGTTTCAGTTGGCGGCATGAACAGGTCATCGTCTTCGCGGATCGCGCCGTCGATGTCCGTGCTCAGTGGCAGGCGCTTGGCGTGGCGGCGAACCACCGTTTTCTTGGCCATTTCAGAAAAGTCCGTGACCCAGGGGCCGGAGTTGCCAGACCGGCTGCGGCCACGGATGCCGTTCACGTCTTCCACGCTCATCACTTCTCGGGACTTTTCGCCGTCCTTCATGCTGACGATGGAGTAAACCGCGATCAGCTTGCCACGCCCGGACAGCGCCGGCTTGTGGGTGATGTGCTCCTCGTCGCCCAAGCAAAAATCAAAGGCGTCGTTCTCATAGACGGCCTGCACGCTCCAGGTGCTGATCTCGCCAGAATTCCGAACCATCTTCATCACGCCGGCCACCATGGGCATGAATTGGCACTGGTCCTTGAAGGTGACGATGGCACCCTCGCGGCCGTCGGGCAGCAGGCCCATCTGGCTGGCCTTCATCGCGCTGGCAAACAGCGTGCGGCGGTCGGCGTTCAGCAGGGCAGGGGTGGTCTGCACGGCTGTCATCAGCACGCGCACGAAACGCTCGGGGCTGACGTGCTTGGGCAGGGCCGCTGCAAATTGCGGCGTCATGGCGGTGAGTTGGGTGCGGACTTGGTCCACGGGGGTCAGGGCTGTGCTCATTTGGATTTCCTTGCGTAAAATTATTCGGGGTATCCGAGTTCGATGAGAACGGCAGTTACGTTTGCCGCCTTCTTGTCGCGCGCCACCTTCAGCATGCTGTGGCCCATGAAGGTGCGCGTGTTGCGGTCCATCCAGTCAAGTTCATGCGCTCTGCGAATTGCCTCTGCGTCATCAATATTGAATGCTGCGTCAATAGACGCACCCTTGTATCCAAACATCCCGTAGGTTTTGTTTGGCTTGTATGCCGGCATGCGGGGAGATAGCTGTTCCATTACTTACTCACTTTCCTTGCGTTGATGCGGAGATTTCGGAAGCCCTTACGGCCTCCATACGTGGTGCCGACCAAGTCGGCGGTGATCAGTGTTGGCTGGGTTTCCGCCTGGATGCCGGCGCTGATTGTCCATCGGGTGAGCAGGACCTTCTCCGCGTCGCCGATTTTTTCCAGTAGCCGGGCTTTCCATGACTCTTTTTCATCCCCCCAATCCGCTGCCTGCTGGGCCGCGTGTTTGTAGTTCGTCACCAGCAGTGCGATGTTCGCATCATCACCGGCGTCGAGGATTTTCCCCGGCTTGGCGTACTGGTTCAGTGCGATGACTGCGGCCGCGTCGCCTGGCATGATTGCTGCCGGCTCCTGATTAGCGTCCACCGAATGCCAAAAATCGCTGATGGCCTGGCGCATGGCGGCGATCACCGCCTCGTCACGCCGGCGCTCAATCACCACGCCGCGGTTGCCGGCCACGAATGCGCCGATAAAACTGCGGCTGTATCCCGACACCATCATCTGGTGCTGCACCTGCATTTCGATGTGCTCGGGCGCCTCGATGGTGCCGTCGTCGTGCTCGATCCAGCCGTCGCGGAATGCCAGGTAGTCGACGTTTTTGATCTCGAGGTGCGCGGGCTCGCCCAGGCTGGTGATGCGGAAGTCGAAACTCGACCCGGCGCGCAGCTCAGGCAGGCGCATGTAGTCTTTCATGGGCTCGACGGTCCAGCCTTGTTCTTCTGCGATGCCGTGGGCGATGGCTGCCTCGAGGCGGTTGCCCCAACGCATGCGTTCGTTGCTGGTGAAGGCGCGGGCCTGGCCGCTGCGTTTGGCGTGCCAAAGCTCGAAGTGCGTGAGGTACGGGCTCATGCCAAACAGCGCGGCGGACTCGGTGCTGGTGACGTCCAGCTTGCGCATGGCCAGCCAGTCTTGCTCGTTGGCGGGGGTGATGGCGATGGCGGTCATACCCGGCCCTCCGCGCGCTGGATCAGGTC